CTTGCACGTAAGGATCAAAGAACTCGTCAAGGCGAGTATTCTTCTCCGCAAGCTGACCTTTATACTCATCAGTGAGTCCGAACGTGAACTTGTTTCCGTCGCCGAGTTCAAACTCGACAGCTTCAAGCGCATCCAAATCCTTTCTCATAGAAGAGATCCACTGGTCATCAAACGGTGAAGAGCTGTCGACATCAGCCTCGGTACGCACAGGAGCTTTATACGATTCACGAAGATTCGCAATTTTATCCTTTGCTGCCTTAGCATCCATCTTCAGTTGCAACTGCGAGAGTTTCACCTCATCCTCTGTATGCAGATTCGGGTCGAGCTTATACTTGCTGTTGAGAAGGGTATCCAACTCCTCGCTAGAAAGGTCTTGGTAGTCAGAGATCATCTGAAGCTTCACAGCAGTGAGATCATCCATTTCGGAAGCATCCAACTGCTGGTACCTAAACCAATCTTGAGGGTCGCGGCCTGTCTCTTCGACAAACCGTGCGATAGCCTCCACACGTCCGTCAAGCTCTCTCTCTTGTTGCTGAGGAGTCAGGTCATCGAAGTTCGTGATTTCTCGACCCAGCCTTTCGCTAAGATATGAGAGCACAGTTCCTTCAACGTCTACCTCCCCATCGTCTGGGGTTTGTGTGGTTTCTGTTGTGTCAATAGTCTCGGCAGGCTCCGTTGATTCCTGCTGTGGTGCGACTTCTTCTTGTTGAAGCTGTTCGATTGCTGGCTGAGCCTCTTCTTGTGGGGCCTGTGCAGACTGAACATCTTCGTCGCTAATGAATTGGATAGTAGGATTATCTCCAACTTCCTGCTGGATTGCTTGTTGATTGTCCATAAATTAAATTTTGATTTCTATTCTTAAACTCCGACGTAAGCGATCACTGAGCCGCTTGTGAGGCTGAGTGATTTCCACTTACCATAGATGGTGACGCCGCGTGGGAAGACTTGATCTCCGAGCGTTTCACCATTGGAGCCAGCTCCTCCAGCGTCACTGTTGAAAGATTGAGCTGAGTCCTTCGCTTCCAAGTCGGCGAACTGAGTCTCTTCCAACATGGTGATTGCTGTGATGAGCTTGCTTGTTGGCGGCGTGATGGTAGTCGCGGCAGTCTTGAGGTAAATAGACCCAAACTGGCCGAACGTCATCGCGTCGATTGATCCTGGATATGGCATTGTTTTGTTTTTTGCAAATATAGAACTTATTTACTTCCTGTATTTTGCGACCTTCTTCTTGATCTTATCAGGCTGAGAGACGAACTGCTCCCCCTCTTTGTTGCCCTTGGCTTTTGCCCTGTTGGTCGCAGCCTTCTCCGCAGCAGACAAAGCCTTCCATGCTGCGTCAGGTAAGTAGCGCTTCTTGCCCTTAGACGGCTTGCCGTCAGAGGTTCTCCACTTCTGCTTGGTCCACTTGCGCAGACTCTCTTGTGATTTCTTGAGAGCCATCAGTTCTTGTATCCTCCTCCAGCTTTCTTGTATCTCAACGCCAGAAGCTGTGCTTTACGGGCAGACCACTGACCAGGCTTACCGCCCTTAGATCCAGCCTTGATCGCGTTGAACAGCCTCTTGCGCATGCCAGGCTTGGTGTAGTTGCCAGCCTCGTTGACTCTGCTTTTCTTCGCCTTCATGAGTGAGATACCATTTTGAACTTAGCCTCTTTGACAGCACCAGGATGCGGCTTGTAATCTCCTTTCATTAAGAAGTACCTGCCACCCTCTTCCATCCAGTGGTAGCCGCTAGGCGGTGGGACGCTCATGGTTTTGGTGCTTACTTTGAGCTTGCCTCCTTTGTTGTACTTGACTGCGTTCATTACCACTTGACTTTGTTTGCCCAGTAAGCTGCGCTCATCTTACCCTTGGCGATGTTCTTGGCGTGACGAGCCTTGAAGCTCTTTCTCTTTGCTTTCATACGAGCACTCTCACCAGCCTTAGGCTTGCCTGCGGTATTGGCTCCCTTCTCTCCGAAGCGGATCAAGCGTACCTTGTCACCTTGCTTCGCAAGAACCATGTGCGACTTCTTCGGGTGACTAGGCGTAGCTTTTGCCTTGTTCGTACCTTTGAGGCCGTAGCGCTTCAACATGTTCTTGATCTTAGAGCTGCTCATAATGCAAATATATTAAAGATCGGAAGAGTGCTCCATGAGGTTCCCAACAGTGAGATCATCTAGCTTATCTTCGTCTGATATGCTGTCGTCAGTGTAAAATTCTACAGATGGGATATTGCCCTCTTTAGCCCATGCCACTGCACCCGATTCAGTCTCGAAGTATTCTTCAATATCTCCAATCTTAACGACGTACCCTGAGGTGATTTTATTACCTGTATCTGTTGCGATCTTAGCCATTATACTCCGTAGTGATTTTTCATGTTAGTCATGATGCTGTTTCTATTGGGCAGAGTTGTATCTGACCACACCACTATCTCAGAAACCATTCCTTGAAGCGGTGCCGCACCGTTATCAGATCTCCTTCCAATAGTCATGGTGTTGGTGGGGGCGTTGAGTGTGCCACTTGAGGTATTTGTAAAGGGGTAGTGGCTGGCAGTATCCCCATTTACATCTACATCACCTTCATAGGGGGTAACAGATGCGTAAGCCACAACACTGTATGTTGTATCAGTAGAGTTGGTTATTGACTCCGTTCTAATTAGCCCACCAGTTGAAGTTCTGCTGCTAAGTCTAAACTCTGTTGAAGCGCCAATCATGCTAAACTGAAACGCCTGTGAAGACTGAGTGCCTGACCATTGACTAAGTATTTGCTGTCCCGTTGTGACTGTATCAAATTCAACAACCGCAGAAATGACCATGTGGTCTGTATTGTTTGAGACAAATGAAGCATTGTCTAACCACTGTGACGACGATCCAGAATAAAAATATATCGACGGTTCGTTAGATCCATCTGACATGGTGTATGTAGTCCCTGATGCGTTCTTAATGTAAGGCATCTTGGTTTGGTCCGTTTGAACCATGTCTTCTGAATTTGCGCTCTGGTCGTACCATTTCGCGATTCGGCCAGTATTTGAGCCGCAGTGAAGGTTCAAGCTCGCAACATCTAGATTTCCGTCTGAGTCAAATCCGATGTCGGCCTCACCGCCAGAGCTGTTCCTAACTCGAATAGCGCTAGTAGCCGTAAGGGAAAGCTGACGCAGGCTGTACGCTGCTCTTGGACCAGGAAAAGCATCTAAGAAATGTAATCTTACTGCTCCATTGATTTTTTCAATCTCTTCTTTCCTTACACCATCGATACGGGATATTGAAGAAAGCGATACTCCGTTGAACTTGTCTACACTCATTATTAAGTTAGCTCAAGCCAGTCGTTAGATGGGTTGAAGAAGATCTCTCTGGAGCCTGAGTTTGTGGAGTAACCAATAACCCTTACGACATCACCATTACCTGAGGGAGCAGAGTTTGCAATCTCTCCTGCTGTCGCTCCCGCACTGATGTAAAGAGGATTTCCAGTTCCGAGGCTAACCCATGTTCCGTGTCTAGCAAATCCTCTCACAAGAAACTTAGGGGAGTCATCAACAACAGCAATACCAAGCATACCGCTGGCTGATGCCACGGCATTGGCATCAGCCAATTCCCACTGTTGTGAGCTATCTAAATAGTAAAGCTTACCCTTTTCAATATTGCCATTTGTACCGCCTGGTCCAGATCCAAAGTTTACAATATCTCCATTGTATTGATCGGCGGTGTCAACCCCAAAAAGAAGCCTACCTCCAAATCCAGCCGCACCTGTAGCTGCTTTAACCGTAAGTGTATTAGATGCAAAAGTCAGGTTTACCTGACCTTCAATCGTGTCTGCATCTGTAAAGATTGAGACCTGTCCTCCAGCTGGTGTTCCGCTTGTATCTACAGTCCCGCTACCAGCAGATGCCTCTTCAAGAGAAATGAGTCCACCAGTGCTGTTGTAAGTAAGAACGTAGTCATTTTTATTGGTCAAGTCCTGGTCGACATCAAAGACGAAGTTGCCCAGCGAAACATTACCTGTACCGTCTGGGTTGATTACAATGTTCCCGTCTGAGCTGGACACAATCTCATTTCCACTTACATCCAAGTTGCCACCAAGCTCTGGACTGTCATCGTGGACGATGTTAAGGGATTGGTTTACAAAAGCCCCTGATCCGTTATGGACTAAGTAGTCGTTTGCACTTTCTGAGCTAACCGTTACATCGCTAAGGTCGTTGAGATCGTCAACACCTGCAGCATCTGCACTAATTACATTGCTACCACTAATCGTAATGCCAGTGCCACCAGTGTACTCTGTGTTCGTTGCCGCAATAGTGATTTGATCTCCAGACTCAACGAGACTTACGTTACTTCCAGCAGCAAGCGTGATTGTGTCAGAAACACCGCTTGGGCCTGTAACTGTAATCGTTGCGTTATCGGTGGCTTGATTTGTTGCAATCGTGGTGTGTGTGTCAACGCTAATGACCTGGCTACCGTTTACATCGATACCTGTGCCGCCTGTGTACTCGTCTGCAGCAAGTGTCAAGTTCTGGCCTGTCGAAGAAGCGGTAATCCTCGTAAGAGAGAGTGCCTGATTCGAGAAGTTCCCTGACGCATCTCCGATCAGCAAGTGCCCGTTGGCTGAGTTTGCAATGGTTACGTTAGCCAGATCATGCAAGCTTCCGTCTGCATCGTAAGCTCCACCTCCTGTCCTGCGAAGGATTCCGTTTGAATCGAAGTCACTATCAGTAATCGCCTCATCAATGATAAGCTTGTTCGCAGCTGTAAGCAAGCCAGCCTCAGTACTCGTCGCAGCAGGAATAGTAACACTTGTTCCGTTGCTGATATTGATGTCCAATGCAGCAGCTGTATGCGTTCCTTCGCTCAGGTCTTGATGATATGTAGAACTCAGATCTGGGATGTCTCCAACCGTAAGGGCGATTGGTCCACTTAGGTCGAACTCCCCCGTTGAGTCGTCGTAAGTAAGGCTAATGCCAGAAACAGCAGTTCCAGCGGAACTTAGGTTTGCGTATTTGATAAACTGAGAAGCGCTGTTGCTGTAGTTTGCAAGGTCGTTGTCTACAGTGAACGTCACTGTATTGCCTGCTGGCTCAATGGTGAGTCGATCGCTAGGAGTGAGAGTCACCCCCGCGTCTTGAGTCCCTGAAGGACCAGTCACCTTTAAGATGACATTGTCGGTGTCGTTTTCTGCAGCGAGAGTTGTGTTGCCGCTTACAATGAGATCGCTACCGCTTACACTGAGCCCTGTGCCAGGGTTGATCTGATCGTAAGTCTCTGCACCAGTTCTTCTGATGAAGCCATTCGAAGAAATGTCAGAGTGCATGATTGCACCAGCTGCATCTACGTTGGTTGAGTTGGTCGCGTCTGCATTGGCTGCGATGCCCTCAAGCTTGTCGTGCATATTCACCGTCATGACTCCTGCTTGGGAAGCTGTTGCCTCGGTGATGGTTGCGTTGGTTCCGTCGCTAGAGATGACAGTAACCGTGTCTGAAGTAGTGGAGACGCTTAGGTCTGTGTCGACATTGGCGGCTGGCAAGGTCGGTGTGTCGTCTAGGTCATTGTAGCTGTTGGTGGTTGCTACAGTAGCGAGTGTAGTTGGTGTTGCCACCCCGCTTGAGTTCCCAATCCATGCCTGACCGTCAGGGATGTTCGGTACGTCGTTAGATCGGCCAATGGCCATAACGACAATCTCGCCGTTGTTCTGCTGACGTCTACCAACCTTACCTACATTCTGAATGAGGTTTGTGCCAGTAGGCTTGACGTTGGTGAGACCACCTCCAGCCTTGACGTACAACACCTCTCCTTCTTGAAAATCGTTGGGAGATACTTGTGTATTTACGTCATCAAGACTACCCATCGCTGTGGCCTGACCGTTGTCGTTCTGAGAATAGTCAGCAAAAGCCAGTCCTATAGCTGGCATCTTGTCTGGGTCAGAGGCGTCAGCTTTTGCTACGGCGATTCTGTTTTGACCGTTGTTAAAGCCAGTGATGTGCAGTGGATCGCCCTTAGATACAGCCTCGTCGAACCTAACTTCAAGAGTAACTCTGTCTGCATAATCCCACTCAGTGTCAGTAGTGTAGTTTGGGTTAATGTCGATAACGCCTACCTCAGGAGAAGTAACGTTGATCGATGGGATCGTTTCGACAGTGATCTTGACTTCACCGCCGCCGCTATTTACAACCTTTACTGACATTAGGCTCCGAGGTCATCGACAACTTTGAACGTACCGTACAGAAGCGTCTTGATTGCTCCTGAGTCAAACCTAGTACCCTGTGTGTCCGTCACAGCCAGGTCGTAAACGTACAGACCTGGGGCCATACTCATGGATCCCGCAACACAATCAACGGTTACGAGCCCAGTGTTGCCTTCTATTGAACTTACAGTGAATGCTGATGAATCCTCAGGCGCCACAGAGTCACTTGTTGCGTAGTTGAATGCGTAGCTGTTGTCTGTGCTGTCTGGCATCTCAACACCAAAGTTGACCTCAAGCTTGAAGGTGTCGTTCCTTCTGCAGACAATGTCAAGCCTGACGGCTGTGTCTAGATTTACCGTTGCCATTATTCGTTGATGATGTTGTTTACGATGTCTTGAACTTCTTGATCTTCACCCTCTGGTCCTTCAGCGAGTTCCGACCGCTCCCCTTGTCTTTGTGAAATGAGCTTGCTCTGCTCGACGGCTTGCTTCTCAACACGCTCATCTTTGCGATCCTCTTTGAGGACTTCGAGCTTCTCTTTGAACTCTTGCTCTTCTGTGCGGAATCCGAGAGTAGCCTGAGCTCTGATGAGTTCGACCTCCTTGCGGAACTCGTGCTTGAGGGTTTCCATCTGCATCTCCAACTGAGACTTCATCTGCATCTTCTGCGCTTCGAGCTGAGCTTCGAGCTGCAACTCTTGCTGGCGAGACTGCGATGCCTGTGCTGATGACTGCTGCTGGATCTGAGCTTGCACCATGGAGTTCTGCTGAGCCATCTGCTGGTTGCGAGCGATGCGCTTAGAACGGCGAACCACCAACAGCCTCTCGGCTTGGTTGATGTCTTTAAGCTGTCTAATAGCGATGGCGTCCTCGATGTCGAGTTCTTTCTGAGCCAGAGCGATCTGGATGTTCTGCTCCAGGTACTGCTTCTCTACATCCTCCATCTCCTTGACCACATGCACACCGAAGTTGTACATAGGCAAGTTCTCGAACGATGAGAGCACCTCCATGTTGGTATCCCCCACAGCATTGGCGTATGCTTTGTAGATCACGCTACCCTTAGGCAAGACCTGCAAGCACTTGACGATGTCAGAGCAAACCTTCTTGAACAAGATCATAGAGGCGTAGGTCATGTCGTAGATGGCGTTGTTGCCAGCTGCGATAGCTTGCTGCCGCACACCGACCAAAGCATCACCCTTAGGCGTGCTCGCATCCATCACCTCGTTGATTCCCGTCGTGTCACGGATCATTCGCAGGTAGTGGTTGTACAGCCCGATGAACTCGTTGATGTTGCGGACAGAGTTTCCGATCTCTCGGATTGGTGGGTTCTGGAATCCTCCCTCTGGGTTCTTGCTTCTGTAATAGAAGACACCAGTCTGCTCATAAATGTCGTGGAGCTCCAGTGGCTGCAAATCACCACCCTTGCCAAGCTGGACGTTCTCCAGTCCTTCGATGTCGATGATGATGCCGTCAGGCTTTGCCTTGGCCACAGCTTGCTGGATCTTCAAGTGAGTCAGCTGAAGCTGGTCTGCAAAACCAATGCAGCTGTTCACCATGGACTTCGGGATCATGTCCTCGATGTTCGTAGCGACAGCTGAGTAAGAGAGGTTCACACGAGACAAGTCGTGAATGTTCTTTGGGAGATTGGTCTTCTGCGCGTAGTTGAACAGCGTGTTCGTCCCCATCACGTAGCAACCGCCGTAGACAGTTGCGTTCTCCATCTTCTTGACGTCTCTCTTGTAGACGGAATTCTCTGGAGCTTTGTAGTTGTCGCCCTTGAAGTAGAAGCCGACGTTACCGTAACGGCTCTCTTTCTCTTCGAAGTACATGCAGTCGACAGCCATGAACTCAAAGTCCAAGACCTCAACCACGTACTCGTCATACCCGAAAGATGGGCGGTTGGTTCTTGAGTCGATGCTAAAGGATTTCATTCCAGCAGAATCGTACCCGTATTTCTTTTGTGCTGCCTTGGCGATCTCCTCCAGATCCTCTTCGCTCAGCTGGTCGGCAGCCAAGCGTCTGAGCTCGTGGATAGGCATCCGCCGCACATGGCCCGCATAGACCATATCGCTGAACCCTGGGTCTTTGACGTCAGAGTGGATGAAGTCTACAGGGTCCACATAGTTGGTGACGATGCCATAGTTGGGGTCGTTCTCGCGCTTCACCACAGCCATCCCCAAAGTGACGATGTCGTTCACCGCTCTGCGGAACACAGAGTCAGAGAAGTCATTCCACTTGAGCGTAAGGTTGGTGGCAATCTGAGCAGCGATCTCTGAAGACGACTTGATGTTGTTGCCCATGAAGATCTCTGCCTCCTCCAGTGTGTCAGGAAGCTGTTCCACATCTGCCACGTCAACGCCTGTCTTCTCTTTGATCTTAACGAGCTGCTCTTTGGCTCTGATCAGCGCTTCTTTCTTTTGACGCTCTCTGTCCTTCTCAGACGAAGAGAGTGGATCAACAGCCTCAATGTTTGGGTAAGGCTCTCTTGAAAGAATCTTGTTGACTACGATGCGAACGAACTTAGGTAAGATCGGCACTGGAGTAAAGTCCAAGTTCAAGAAGCTACCGTCCCCGTTGTTCGGGTCCAAGCTCGTCAGAAGCTGGCGGTAGATACTTGTGTCTTGAGTACCCTGAGCATAAGCTCTGTTCTTGATGAAGGTATCCCTTCTGCGCTTCATAAGGGAACTACCCTGAGTTCCTGCAGACCACTGATTCTGAATGGCCTTTGCGTAACGCAATCCATATTCCTTAGACTCCTTTTCAATCTGGGGAGCCAATGGATCAGGAAACCCGCTTTTGTTCTTGGTGTCTTTGTTCCCGTACATTACCGCAAATATACTAAAATCAAGAGTGCCAGTGTTTCACCTTGTGCTTCCTAAAGAATTGCTTCTCGTTGAAGGTGGACTTTGGTTTTTCCTTCTTGACTTTCTGTGCGGCAAGTAGCGCCAAACCAGCGCTGATGGTCAAGTCAAACTTAGTGCGGTCTGTAATCTTGTACCCAATCCAGTCCTCTAATGTACGATTGAAATACATGCTCCCCATCTCGCCTGTCTCTACGTTCTCCCCCACATGGTCGTGGATGTAAGCCTCGATAGCCTGGGCGTGAGACTGGATTACGTCTTGAGAGTTCGAAGGGATGCCTTTGGTTTTAACGTTAACCTTAGAGCTGCTCGTGCTGAGGAACTGTGGTCTATCCATTAAGTAACCGTCGTAACCTCTTGACTCAAAGTATCTTACGATACCGTACTTGTTGTTCTCAACCAGCAGTGGGTAGCCATAGTAGAACGCAGCCATGAGCACATCCTCATAGAAGATGCTGGCTAGGTCTGGGCGGGACGCATACTCCACCACGAACATGTTGGCAGGGGCATCCATGTTGAACTTGTTGTACAAGTGAAGAGCGCCTTTAGATCCTCTTCCATCGACCGTTTGATCCAGGTCATAAGAGTCAACGCCACCGCAACCGATATGATTGTTACCAGGAGTCTTCTTACCTCGTTCTTCATTGTATTTGTTTCTTTCTGAAGCAGGGGGTTGCCAGGCTACTCTGAACCTGCCGTTGGGATCTGGAGAGAAGATGACCTCTTTGTCTTTCTCTTTCCACATAAAGTTTCCCCGCACAATAGGGTTGGGGTATAGGTTGTTGTTGTGGTCGATCTGCGTGTAGATCTTACCTACATTGAAGATGCTCCCCTCGATGCTATCTCTGAAGGCTTCTTCTTCTGTAAACGGGAACTGCCTGACAACCTCGTTCAGTTCAGAGGCATCGCTCTTTAAGCTGTCCCTCTCGTTCTTGAGGTACGTCTTGCTCCCAACATCGATGTCTTCAGTGTCGATACCAAGCACGGCACCTTCAGGATCATCGACGACGGGATTGCCATACTGATCGAAAAAGCCTTCGAGGGCTTCGTAAGCTGGTATAAAGATGCGATAGAGGCCGCTTTTAGTCCTACCATTTGCGTTGCGTTCGTTTGGATTAGAATCTTCCCACAGGTTTTTGTACTCTTCCCCACCCTTGTTCATGGGGTTCACAGTACTACCTACAAGAGCCTTGCCAACGATGCGTTTACCGACAATAAGGCAGGTTCTTTCAATCCTCCATGCCTCACGTATGTCAACGGGCTTCTCCCACTTGCCTGCCTCATCGAGGTACAGCATGTGCAGCTTCTCACCATCGTATGCGTTGTTGGTGGTGTTCTTCCAGTTGATGATGGTGTTCAGGGCGTCACCCTTCATTGAAGTCTTGTTGTTCTTCGTGATGCGCTTAGAGGGCTCACGGAAGGCCAGCTCCATACGAGGGTTCGTGGTACCGTCTTGGATAGGCTTGAAGAAGAATGGGTATGACTTGAAGATCGGAACGACCTTCTTCATGAAGATGTTCTCTTGAGAGTCTTTACCAGTCTTTGACTGAATCCCAAGAAGCTTGTCTTTAACCTGCGAAGCTTCGTCAACAAGAACAGAAGCACAGATATTAGTGTAGCCAGAACGGCGACACTTAGTATAAAGCTGACCGATACAACGGGGATCAGCTTCGCACGCAACCATGTGAAGAAAGATTTCACGCTGGAAGGCAAGATAGTAAGGATACCCGATGTCAATCTTGGACCACTGGAGCAGCATGTAATGCCTTCCTGTAATGTACGTAGGGACGCCATGATTGTAAAACCAAACACCGTTACGCCTCCGCTCAAACTCCTTCTCGATGTAACCAGAAAACTTCCGACGGAACTCGGCAGGCTTCTCGTACCACTCATCCATACTTCGTAACCTTTGCAGCTCTTCGGGCATAGGAATGCGTCTCCACATCTGCATAGCCTTTGGCTGCTCATGGAAGAGTATTTCAGATCGCTTTGGTTTTTTCGGGAGGACAACAAGAAGCCCATGGAGTTCAAGACTCTCACCCTCCGTACCGTTAGGGTCGATCTTAATCCCCTTATCTTCGTATCCATCTACGTCTACCAGTACAGACATCAGTAGCTTCTTCCTAGGCCATCCATGCGGCCCAGGTTGGCTACCCCAGTCTTAGGGTTCTTTACCTCCATGTACTTGCCACAGGGACACTTGATGTCTTGATATGCGCCTTCGCCATCGAACTTGATGGAAACGCCACTCTTACTCTCTTCGTGCTTCTTTTCGCACTTACAAATGTATTCAGCCATATTGATTCAATTAGTACGCGAGGAGGGACTCGAACCCCCAATAACAAACTTAGAAGGTTTGGGCATTATCCAGTTATGCTACTCGCGCATTCGTTTAGAAAATTCCTGCGTGTTTTTCTCTGTGGCAGTTAGAGCAAAGTAACGAACACTTGTCTAACTCAGCCATGATTTTCTCATCAAATCTAGTTCTTCTCTGATAAGCTATTCCAAAGTCTTTCTCGCTTGGATCGTTGTGGTGAAAGTCAAGAGCACAGTTGTGAGCGCTGTATCCGCACCTCTCACACTCCCCTCCTTTGTAGTCGACGCACTTCTGCTTGAAGGCTCTAGCTCTGTCAGTTCTGTTTTCGCAAACGCACTTCTTGCAATAACCGCTGAAGCTGGACTTCCCGTTCCTGCCTTTCCTTACGTAGTACTCGTCTTTGGTTTTGGAAACTTTACACCTCGGGCACACCTTACTATCCATCAGTCTTCGTAGTGTATTCCGTCGTTGCCGTTACTCCCGATCACGTTCATCCTCTTGTTGTCCTGGGCTTCGGTACTTGCCCAGTCCTTCATGAGTTGGCGTTGAGATCCACGCAAGGTAGGCTTCAATGCCTTGTTGGTTAATTGTGATGTGATCCCACCAATCATTTTGAGAATCGTTCCGCGAATCCCCCTGAGTAGTCTTTGTCTTCTTCGATTTGCCCATTCTCGTTGAGTTCTTTGAGCATCTGCTCTAACTTCTGACGTTCTATGATTAGCTCTTTGCAATCTACGGCTGTTTGTTTAATTGACTGAAGCTCTGCCTTGCGAGCAGAACCTGTAATCTCCGAATCAACTGGACGCTTGATCTCTTCGATCATGTTGTCAATGGCCACAGCCATAGAGTCCATGAGTCGTTCAGAGGCGTCTGCAGTAGTGAATTTACGAACTTTCCTCGACATACATCAGTTCATCTTGACGAATTCTGAAGTACAGCTTCTCGTCGATTTCAATCTCGTAGTCACTCCCTTCTTTGTAAACCACCACGTCGCCTGGAGATATGTTCAACCACTCAGTGCGTTCGTTGTGCTCAATGAAGCGTGCCTTTTTTGTAGGCACCTTCTTGAGCTTGACCAACTCGATGCCACTCACCACTTCGTTCTCTTGGCTTTCTTCGATAGGCTCAAGCAGCAACCAACCCCCAAGTGTC